GGTGTCGCAGGTGTAGGATTACCCGGGATTTCAGCAGTGCCCGTACCGCCCCGTCCGCTCAAAGTTATATCATATTTACCGTAGGGAAGATTATAGGTACCGGGCGAATTATACGTGACCGTGCCCGTACCCGACGCACGCCAAGTCTTCTCTAGGCCAAACTGTTTAGGACTAAACCCCACATCTCACCCCCTACCCGGCGTCTTTCATACCAAGAGATACGAACAGTGTTGTACTACCATCCACCGTAAAAATACTCCAAATGTCAGTAGCGCTAGCGGTAGTAGTTTGTGGAGGTGTAACCCCACCGGCGTATTTAGCCGCTGCGGGCCACGTAAGTGTATGGCCGCCGGTAATATCCTGATTTGCTATTAACGTAGTTGTAGCAGGTGTACCACTCACAGCCCCAGTAAAACTAAGTGTGGTATTTCCAGTTAGAGTAATCTCGTTTACAGAATTACTAAAACTTATAACCTGTGTGCCTGTTACATTGCCTAAATCTAAATAGCCATCAATACTGGCCAAGTTAGCATTGGCGTCAACTACTGCTGCGCCAGAACCGGCCCCATCCAAATAGACAACTTTAGTCTCTCCAGTGAGGATGGTGACAGTGCCGCCGGAACCTTGTGATATAGTGATCGACTGGCCGCCTGTGGTGGCGTTCTCGATATACATAACACGAGAGACGGTATTCGGGGCTATAGTTAGCGTTCTAGTCGCCGTTAAAGTTGCACTAGATGTAACCTTGAAATAGAACGCCCGCGCTGGGTCAGTCGCACCGTCAGCCACTGTGGTGGTAGCATTAGCATCCGTAGAGAAGCAATCCTGTGTGTTATACCCCAAGGCTTCCCCAATAAGCTCAAGGTTTGTATTGGTGCTGGTGCCCCAAGTACCGTCCTCATCGCCGGTAGCGATTTCTTTGAGCCGGAGGTTGTTTACATAAGTAGCCATTTTAGTTTCTCCAGTCCTATGCTAAGGTACTGCCGCCAGCAGCAGGGACGGTAGTTGCGTAAATCTTTGTATTTTGGCGCAAATTTAGGGGTTCCCCACAATCAGAACAAGTATCGGCAGTTAGCTCAGCCTCGTCAAGATCGTATCCGCAATTTGCACAAACAACTTCAATTTCATGCTTCGGGTCTATTGTATCACCGTTTTTGACGGCTTCATTTACTTTAATCATGCTGCTATATCCATCCAATTAGGTGTTTGTGAAGTATCTGTGTCAGCCCATATACTAGTCTGAGAGTTATCTACATCTTGCCATCCGGCATTTTGGCCGGGGGCTATATCCGACCAAACTAATACGTTTCCTATTCTTCCAACGCCCTCTATACCTACTACCGGAACATCAGCCGCTATGGTTACTGTAGCGGTTCCTACTGCCCCAGCAGCCGACACCCCTGTTATAGATGTACTAGCACCCCCGGTAGCTACCGCAGAACCTAATCCTGTAGCGCCTTGTACACCAGTTACATTTACTGTGGCGGCCCCAAGGACTTCTACACTACCTAGCTGGCCAACAACCGATGTGCCCGTAGGGGAAACACTAGCCCCGCCAGTGGTCGTTGTAGCGCCTAACGCTGTAGTTCCCTCTACGCCCGCGACAACAACGTCTATGTTGAGGTCAATTTCTACACTGCCTAATTGCCCGGTAGCCCCAACACCCGTTACATTTGCGCTAGCCCCCGCAGAAACAACGGCTTGCCCAAGCTGCCCAGTAGCTGCTACGCCTGTAAGATTTACTACCGCAGCTCCTGATACTATTACGGAGCCTTCCGCCCCAGTAGCTTCTACCCCAGTTACATCGACATCTAACGAGGGTATAGCCTGCGCAGTACCTAACTGGCCTGTAGCCCCTATGCCTGTAACACTAGTATTAGCGTCAGCATTTATGGTTACTAAGCCAACCACTCCCGTGGCTGCATTGCCTAACGCGTCTACACTCCCGTCAGCGCTAGTTACTGTGTTACCAAGGGCTGTTACACCCGACACGCCGGTTACATCAACGCTGGCTAATCCTGTTACAGATACAGAACCAACAGCACTAGTGGCTTCCTCCCCGGTTATAGTAGTTGTTGAACCTGCTGCTGGGGTTGCTGTACCTAGCTGTCCTGCGCCTTCCACACCGGCCGCAGAGACATTAGCAACACCAGTTACAGCTACAGAACCTGCGCTACCTATGGCTTCTAGCCCAGACGGGCTTGCACTAGCTCCGGCATCTACAGTGGCAGAACCTACACCCCCTGTACCTTCTACGCCTATAGCATTTACCGTGACACCAAGGGCAATAGAAGTGGTGCCTATAGCTCCTGTGGCCTCAAGCCCTAACGACTCGCCCCACGCACCATCACCCCAGCCCCCGCGCCCCCAGCCACCGAAATAAACGGTAACATTGAACACCGCACTATTAGCGATACCCGCTGCCTGTACACCAGATACAAAGACATTGGTAGTTGGTTGTACTGCCTCATTACCTAAAGCAGAAGTAGCTTCGACGCCGGTAGTTGTTACCGTAGCATTAGCACTTGCAACGACCGTGCCTAAAGCGCTAACACCTTCAACCCCTGTGACTACTACTGAGGCTAGTCCAACTACTGCAACGCTACCTATCGCTCCTGTGGCTGCATTACCTAGAGCGTTTATATTTGCCGCTGCTGTCGCTACAACATTACCTAGTGCAGTAGTACCACCAACGCCAGTAACTGCAAACAGAACGCTTTCTTCTACAGTAACGGAACCAACCGCGCCCGTAGTTTCAACGCCAGTAAGCGGTACATTAGCAGTACCAGTAGCAACTAAACTTCCTACGCCTCCGGTGCCCGAAACACCAGATACGTTTACGTCAGCATTAGCCTGTACCGTTACCGACCCGACAGAACCCGTAGCTTCAAGAGAGGAACTACCCTCCCCGTAAGCTAACTCGCCCCAACCGGCCCTCCCCCATCCTTGGAAAGTAACAGTAGCGCCAGCCATTTATTAAGCGATACGGATAATCGCGTTGCTCGCATCAGCAGCCGGGAACACAATAGTAAAGTCGCCCGCAGTAGAGGTCTTGTCCGCACCGAAGTCCAGAACCGCAACAGCAGGGTTAGTGACGCCGTCGGCCAAGTAGATCAAAGCGCCACGAGCAGTAATAGTCGCTGTAGACCACGTAGTATCCGCAAAGTCCAAAAACGCCGTAGTGCCAGTAGACGTGGGGTTCGTAGAAATAGTCAGTGTATTTCCGCCCGCCGTGTAACCTGTGCCTGAGACTTCGTTAGTTGCGCTGTATGCCGTAGTAGTGGCGTCTAGCGTAGCTGATGAAGTATACAGAGCAATTTTAAACGTCTGTGACGTGCCGCTGCTAAAGTCGAAAGTGCCATCAAGCACGCCAACTTTGAACGATGTAACCATAGCTTGTGTAATAGCCATTTTTGTTTCCTCTTAAATTATCGTGGTTCTATTCTGAGTTGACCAGAACGATACATATCCTCACGCAACTTGCCGTCGCCGAGATTCTTGAGTAGCGCAATCGCGTCTACATACATTTTTTGGTATAGAGCAACCATATCCGGCTCACCCTTGATAAAACGTATAGCCTCGACCAAAGCGCCGTTAAGCAGTGCAGAGTCAAATTCGTCCCCCAACCAAGTAGTACCAGCAGTAACGATAGACTCGGGGTAGTAACCGTAATGCAACTCAACTTCGTAGCTAGCGTCAGGTGTTGGGCCTATGATAAACGCTGTGTCGTCAAAGACTCCGTAGTGCTTGGGTGCGCCAGTATCCGTAGGACCGGGATACGCTTCTCGTATGAAGTTAACGTCTTTGTTCAGCAAGTAGGTGTAGTTCCCATCGCCGTCAATAACCGCCAAAGAGAAGGGGTATAAGAAGTCCGTAGGGTACACCAAATACTTGTTGTTTGCCGTCATGTTGCCCGTCTGGTTACGACGCAGCGCAGGAATCTGAACAGTGTTATATATCTTCTGCTCAGCCTGATCGGTAAACATAGCAAGCTGCGCGTCCGTAAACGACTGCTCGCAAATGTCCTCTATGTTGGTCTTCAGATCGGCGTAATTCACACCCTACTCCTTAAGCCATCGGGCCTCGGGCCATAGTACCTTTGGTTGCCGCACCTGTACCGCGAATCTTAACACCGCTAGTCTTCATGTCTTTAGGCGGCTGGTTGCAGCAATCTGGTACGCTGTACTTCACCGGCTCGTTAGGAAACTCAATTACCTTCGGAGCTTTTACGTTTGATCGTGACTTCATTTTCATTTCTGTCTCCTAGCTCGTAGTTACTGTTACGGTCCCTACGGCGCCTCTTCCTTCCAAATTGTCTGGCGTAAGTCCAAAAGGATCGTTTAGTCCTACTGGGTCCCATCCCCATTGAATATCCCTACTAACTACCAATTCCGCTGAATCTGGTCTGGGGTCCCGTAGCGCCTGTGGGTCTTCTACTGGGAATTCCCCTAGCCTGTTCTGGGGCTGATCTGGGTTCCAACACTCGGGACATGCCTTGATGTTGGTCCTATTGCCCTTGATGACTAACTCTTTGAGTTCCCTAAGTTTATACTGAAACCCGCAAACATCACAGATGGCAATTGCTTTTTGGCCTGACGCATACTTGTAGCTCATGCCTACCTCACGCCATAAATACGGGGCACTAAGCTAAGCGCCGCCTTTTCCCTATCCTCGCCTGCCGCTAGCTCAAACTGTCGCTCGTACTCTGTCTGTAACATGGGAATACGGGGCATTAAATCTGGGTCTTTCTGCGCTATGTAATACGCAAGCCCTGCAACGAGGCAGGGTAGGAAACGGAAGTTAATATCTGCGGTTTGAACACCGCTACCCGCGTCCTCAATACGGCGCATGCGCCAGTACTTCAAAATATAGTAGGGCGACGCTAACGTCCCCTGATCCGGCACAGGCCACACAGTAACTGATGGGTTAACCTGCCCTCGGTCTATATACAACTGGATGGGGCGGCCCTGTGAGAGCTTGTTAGGGATACTGGAGTAGGTAGAGACGCTGATACGCGTGATGTTCAGGTCAGACTGGGTAGTGATATTCCCGTCCCCTGTGCGCACTACGTGCTCTAGTAAGTCTATAGTGTCGGCTGGCAGGTCGTATGTGGCAGTGCCTTGAGCAAGGTTTAACGTACCCTCCTCGATAGTCCACATGTTAATGCCGCGATTCTGCCACTCAATAGTCAGCAGGTTCATAGATCGCCGCGCTGTGCGCAGGTCGTATCCAGATCGCATTTCCCTACCGGCACGCTCCCACGCTTCTTCCGCAATCTCGGTGAAGTCTAGGTTAAACGCTGTAGTGCCAGAAGTTGCCATTATTTACCCCAACTTTCGCGCGCTTTTTT